AAGAGCAACTGATGGGGAGGATGAAGCCGGGGCCACGCAAAGGCGGCACCCGCTGGATGTGGCGTGACGCGCACCTTGCCCGCGCGGTCATCGAGGCGCGGGCAAGGCTCTATCGTGCGAGGGGCGAGGCCGCCCAAGCGGACGATGCCGCTTAAACGCCCTGGGAAGCCTCCAGACTGGCGATAGCAAGCCGGAGGTAGGCGGGGGGCGTCCTGCGGTTGGAAGCCTCTGGCGGTGCCTCCCAGCGCTTTACAGCGTCCCTTGAGACGCCGAGGGCGTTGGCGAGGTCCTCTTGCCTCATGTTGAGCCGGCGGCGTGCGGCGCGGAGTTCGTCGGGGGTCATCAGTCGAACCGATTAAAAAGGGCGTTCTCGGCAGCCCGCTTGACGTCGCTGAAATCCGCCCCAGAAACGAGGACTTGCCCGCGCCATGTCAGTGCCCACGAGCGCGTCGATTCCTGCCGGATCACAGCGTAGTCATCAGGCAAAAGCCGCTGGAGGCAGGCCGCGTTAGGCGCGCGGCGGATCTGGCAACTGTTAGTCAAGGTCATCGTTCTGTCTCCTGTTGCTGGTGCGCAGTGATCCGGTTGCCGTGCTCGTCTACCATGTCGGACACGTGGCCGAGCGTGATGAACTCGTATGTCTGGCACTCTCCGGCCTTCACTTCGTCGATCGCGCACGACACTTCGCCGTCGGCGCTCACGTGCAGCGAGTTGGGGCCCCACTCGGGGCTGTCTCGCAGGATCGCGGTCAACGTCGCACGCTGGGCATCGGTGATGCGGTCCCGGTATCCGGCCATGCGATAGGCGAAATACACGCGGTCGAGCAGGTCGTATTCGGTCGCCTGTCGGTCGATGGCGGCGAGTTCGCGGCGCCCCTCGGCGGTCAGGTAGTGGCCAGTGCCATCGTTCGCGGAGAGCCCGCGACGCTGCAAGAAACGCAGGCCGGACGGGACGATGGCGGCGTCCATGCCGCGGGCGGCAATCTCGGCGGCCAGATCGGCGGAAGACGCGCGGTCGTTGAGTCTCGTGCATCGCCAGAGCGCGGCCAGCAAGGCGCCTTGGTTCTTACTGAGCATCCGTTCTGTCTCCTGTTGCTGGTGTAGAGCGTCAGTCGTCGGTGCTGGCTTCCTCGCGGGCCTCGTCCCGCATCTCGCGGAGTGCAGCCGCGACGTCCCCGAACAAGCGCGCGCTGTCTGCGCAAGCCCGCGCCTCCGCGACCTTGGCAGCGGCTTCGATGTCCCCGTCGGTCGAGTCAGTGGCGAGCCCGAAATCCCCGAGCGAAGCGCCACTAAGCCATTCGCCCGCGTGCCAGACGGTCACGCTGCCGTCGGTCCACTCCCAACCGGCCCCGCAAAGGATATCGGCGATTGTCTCGGACGCCTCGCGCGCGTCGTCGGTCAGCCGGCCGACGTGATTGGAGCCATCCCACTCGACGCTGTGCCCTGCGGCGACGCGGGCGAGGTAGGGCCGCAGGCGCTCGGCGAGAGCGTGGATCCCATCGACGTCGGCCACGACGAGGGATCCTTGCGAGAGCCTGTTGCTCCAGACGTGCCTCAGCCCGTGCCAGACGTCCATGGGCGTGCCGTTGTGCGCGCTGTGCTCCATGGTCGCCTTGATGAGCGCTCGATCGTCCAGAAGCTCCACGTAAAGCTCGGGCGACCAATCGGCGCCGCCGCCAAGGATCTCGGCAGGGTCCGCGTCGATCGTGATTGTGATTGTGGTGTCGGTCATGGGTCTAGTCTCCTGTCATCCGAGCCGATCGCTCGCCTCTACGGCCGCCATAGACGGCCGCAGCGGGAAGGGATCAGTCGCCGAAATAGAAAAGCTCGGCAAAATCGTGGACGGCCTTTGCATCGTCAGACGCCAGCGAGACGAAGGTCCAAGGCGTGCCCCAGTCCTGCCACTCCAAGCGCGCGGTCTCCGGCTCGCCGTAAGCGTTCAGGTCTCCAACGATACGCAACGCCGGGCCGCCCGTTGTGAGAAGAATCTGGAACTCGGCGGCGTCCATGGGCGAGCCGGGAGAAGCCCACCCGCTGCGAACGTCGACCGCTAAAGGCGCCTCGTGGATGCGCTCGCGCGCCTCCTCGCTCTCGTTCTCGTCGTCGGAAGCGAGCGCGGCCATCATCTCGCGAATGGTCGTCACCCACCCGCGGGCGTTCTCCAGTGCGTGGTTGGTTTCAAGTGTGTCGGTCATGGTGCTGTGTCCTATGGCTGATGTTAGCGGGTACGATAGCGCTTGGCGTAGGCCAGCATCTCGACACCTTCGGCGGGCGTCAGGATGCCGTCGGCCACCTGCCCGGCAACCTGCTGGCGGTAGGCGACCCATCCGAGGGCGGTAACCTTGCGGTAGATGGCGAGGGTGAGGTCGTTGGTCATTGGGTCGGCTCCTGTCTGGCCAACCCAATATGGGACCATCGTCACCGTGCGTCAAGTAGAAATTCCGAGGGCCGAAGCAACGGCAAGCAATCCGACGCGGCCAACAAGGTGAGAGGTCATCGGATCGGCTGGCGTGGCGTCGTCGTCGACCAGCGTGAAGTTCGGCGCTTGCTCCAATCGAGCGCGGGCGGCAGTGTGCGGCATCCCGTAGCGCTCCGCGAAGTCCTCGGCGGCGGCGTCATAGACTGCCCACTCGTCGGCAAGGCGCTCGTCGCCTACTTGATAGACCGGCGACCCGCGAAGGCATCGTGCCAGCGCCTCGTGCAACTCGTGGCAATCGCGCTCGAATATGTATCCGTCGAGCCACGCAGCTTCGGCCGCGTCATCGCTGCACGAGTACCCCTTCCATCGCCACCACACGGGCGCGGTGCACCCGGTGGCTTCAAGGTCGGCCCGATCGTGCGCGTCAGGCCGAAAACCCGATTGCGCGAGGAAGGTCGAGAGCGAGGTCGGGCGCGGCGTGTCCGGTCGGCTGGCACGCAAGGCCATCGCGGCGTCGAGCGCGGTCATCGTCCCGCCATCCGCTTGAGGTCGGCCAGCGTGCGCTGCGCTTCGGCTGCGCAGTATCCGCTCCCGTACTCGACCCCATGGGCAGCGATCCGTTCCAGCGTCGTGCGCAGGATGCGTGCTGCCTCACTGTCGGACAAGCCTTGCGGCTGACCGGGAAACATATCGGTTTGTGTCATGGTGCATTCCCCAAATCGATACCGCCACTGGCGGCATGGGAGAAGGGAAGGCGAGCGCCCGAAGGCGCCCGCAGGTGTCAGAAGCCGTGTGCGCGAAGGCCGTCCTCGCGCTTCCGGGAAAGGGCGATGCGCTCTTTCAGGTAGGCGAGGGCAGCGGCGCCACGGTCGGCCGCGAAGTGCTGTCCGATCCGGACGCCGTGATCGTCATTGACGACGCTCGAACTGCCGTCCTCGTATTTCAGCACCTTCCAGCCGTGTGAGACGTTCAGGATGCGAGAGACGCGACGGGCGGGCTCTTGCGCCGCGCCGCCCTTGTTCGAGGCAGCAGCGCGATCGCACATGCGGATGAAAGCGGTAAGTTCCATGGTCATTCCTCCTGAACGACGCGGCGCTGATCGCCGCGCGGCGCAAGAGGAGCGGGGCCTAAGCCCCGCGCCAGTGTCACCAGTCCATTTGAGCGTCGCGCTCCCGCTGCTTTCGCCCGTCACGGCGAGCCATGGCGTATGTGTCGTGGTAGAGCGCGGGAACGCCCGAGATCCTGTCGGGATCGTTGGCGCCGCAGTATCCTGCAAGCCAGCCGGCATCGCTGGCCACGTTACGGCAAACCATATCGTGGGTCGTAAAAGCCGTGTCGCGAACGCGGGCATACCGCCGGGCGACTTCGTCGTCGAAAGTGATGGTCATTGGTCAGTCTCCATTGTGTTGTGTGTGTGATCGGCCGGCTGGTTGCGGCACGCGGGAGAGGCTGGTTGCTCCCCTAGCTAGCGGCCCGTTATGCTTAGGCTGGCCGCGTCCTGTGATCCCAATATGGAGACATCGGCCCCATGCGTCAACAGGGAATGTGAGGGCGAGGCGATAAAAGTTGGCGCCCCCGTGAGCCCTCGCCATCGCTGGCAACGTGCCATCCAGGCGCCAAAGCCGACGCAGGGCACAGAACGACATCAGACCCTCAAACCAGACGACAAAGACACACAGACACCAGGAGAAGGGACAAGCTCCCCCTCCATGCCTCCAAGCCGCTCCAGGAGCGCCAAGCCGCCGACAGCCGCGCCGAGACGCCACCACGCCAGACGAAAGCGCCAGGACAAGCGCCAAAGCGGAAAAGCCCGGAAACGCTGGGGGAATTGGGGCGTGGGATGACAACGCTTAACACGTTAAGTATCTCGACCTCCCCAAGTAAGCGCCACTAACTTCGCCCCGATCCCGACAGCCTAACGTTGCGCTGCCCCGATCCGGTGCCCCAGATCACGGGCTGAGACCCACATAAGGTTGCATCACGGTGCCACTGGCCACACCACGCCCCTCGTTCCGGTGCCGAAACGGTGACGGCGCCCCTCGATCGCCCCCGTCGGCCTAGGTGGCGCGACTGACGACGCATCAGGCGGCCACCCTCGACGGGCTGCACATGGGAACCAGTCGCAACTGGCGGTGCACATGAGAGGCATTCGCAAGAGGCATGGGGGGGGGTGCCATAGGTCCGACCCCTCTCTCGTGTGTTTGGGTCCCTCCCCCCTCCGCCTCACACACCATCCCGCACACAGGGTCTCTTTCCCCCCGTGGATACGCCGTGCCTCCATTGCCTCGTCTCGGGGCCTCCCTCTCAGTCGCCGTGTTTCCTTTGGGGGTGCGGCATGTACGGCAAGAAGTCTGGGAAGATGGGTTCCAAGGTTGGGAAGCCTGCGGCGATGCCTGCGATGAAGGGCGGCAAGAAGGGCAAGAAGTGAGGGCTTGTGCGGAGTGGTCGGCGCCCCACAAGCAGCCTCGCGGGGGCTTCGATTGCCCGCGCCGGTATCTGACGAGCCCTTGGTCCCGGGTTCAGATCAGTGTGAAGGCGGACCCTTACGATGACTTTGGCGGCCCGTGGGTGCCGTTTCTGGTTTCGCGTTGGCGGCTGCATTTGCAGGTGAACGGCCGGACGCTTTGGTCGTGGACGCGGTACCCGAGGCGTCCGTGGCGGTTGGAGCGGTACAAGGATCGCGCCCGCGTTCGACACCTGGCGGGGGTGTGATGGCGAAGATTGACCAAGCGGGTTCGCCGCACGCGAAGGTTACGATTTCGCGTTATGGCGAGAGCATCACGGGTGAGTTGTTGTCCGACCACGGCAGCGCTCACGAGTATGTCCGGCTTTACGTTGACGGCGTGGCGACGGAGCCGATGTGCATTTACAACATTTCGGCGTTGGTGGAGGCGTTACGCAAGGCGTCGAGGTCGATGGTCTGATGGCGGCTCCGAAGAAGCCTGCGGAGGTCAGGAGCCATGCGCTTCACCCGAGCGGGAAGGGTTTGACGTCGTGGTCTGTGAAGGATTTGCCTCCGGACACGGTGGTCACGAAGTCGGGCAAGACGGCTGGCGAGGTCCTTGAGGAGCGTCGGGAGAACAGCCGTCGTGCGACTGCGGCGTCTGCGGCGAAGCGTGCGGCGACTGCGGCTCGTGCGAAGGAGCGTCAGTTCCGGGACATGATCAAGGACGCGATTGACGCGAAGGGCGGCAAGGCTTGGCTGTTGAGCCTGGACGACAAGCAGTTTGCGTCGTTGGCGTTGCGGGTTGTCGAGAAGGACATTGAGACGGACGACCGGAAGATGAGCCACGAGGAGTGGCTGGACATTCTCGATGGCCCGACGGGCTGATGGCTGAGAGCGCCATCCAGCGGGAAACCCGCCTTCGCCGCCGGCTGCGGGAGGATCTAGGCTTCTTCATGGAGAAGGAGTTGAAGATCCGCACGAAGGACGCGGGTGTTCGGCCGTTCACGATGAACCGGGCGCAGAGGCTCGTCCATGACCGGCTCACGAAGCAGATCGCGGAGACGGGGAAGGTCCGGGCGATCATTCTCAAGGGCCGGCAACAGGGCGTCTCGACGTATGTCGCTGCGCGGTTCTACCACCGGGTCATTCACCGCAAGGGCCTGAAGGTCTTCATCATGACCCATCAGGACAGCGCGACGTCGAACCTGTTTGAGATGGTGCAGCGGTATCACCGGAACGTCTCGGACTTTGTGCGGCCGACGGCGGGCATATCGAACAAGTCGGAACTGTATTTCGAGCGGATTTCGAGCGGGTATCAGGTCGCGACGGCGGGCACGGCGGGTGCGGGGCGCTCGGCGACGATCCAGTTGTTCCACGGGTCGGAGGTGGCGTTCTGGCCGCACGCTGAGACCCACGTTGCGGGCGCGTTGCAGGCGATTTCCGACGGGCCGGGCACCGAGGTCATTCTTGAGAGCACGGCGAACGGCATCGGCAGCTTTTTTCACCGTGTGTGGCGTGACGCGGAGGCCGGGGAGTCGGATTTCATCCCGATTTTCCTGCCGTGGACGCTTCAGGACGAGTATTCGGAGCGTGTGCCGCCAACGGCAAGGTTCAACAAAGAAGAACGCGAGTTCCAGAAGGTCTACAAGCTGACGGACGAGCAGCTTTACTGGCGGCAGAAGAAAGTGCGGCTTTTGGGCGCTGACGGCTTCCGTCAGGAGTACCCGATGACGGCGGACGAGGCGTTTCTGGACGGCTCCGACCGGCCATTCATCAACGCGAGCGCGGTTTTGCGTGCCCGGTCGAACAACGAGGAGGCTTCGGGGCCGCTGATCGTGGGTCTCGACCCGGCGGGCGGCGGTGACGGCGGGGACCGGACGTGTGTTGCGTTCCGCGTCGGCCGCAAGGTCTTGAAGATCGACACGTACACGACCTTCGACACGATGCAGACGGCGGGCTTCATCAAGCGTCTCGTGGATGAGGAGGAGCCGGCGCGTGTGTTCCTCGATGCGAACGGCATTGGGCGAGGCGTGTGGGACCGGATTAAGGAATGGGGTCCGCCGTACTCCCGGATCGTGGTCCCGATCAACAGCCAGGGCAAGCCACTGACGCCGAAGCCGTCGCATGGCGCGGGCTTTGCGAACCGCCGCGTGGAGATGTGGGCGGCGATGAAGGACTGGCTTGAGGACGAGGTGGACGTGGACATTCCGTCCGACGACGATTTGCAGGCCGAGCTTGTGGCGCCGCGTCTCGTGGACACGGCGTCGGGGCAGATCCAGCTTGAGAACAAGCGGATGATCCGCAAGCGGCGGAACAAGAAGTCGATCGACCTTGCCGATGCAATGGCGCTGACGTTTGCTGCTCCGGTTGCGGGGTCGGCATGGCGCGCGGCCTACAAGGGGCCGGACGACTACAAGCGCGGCGACTGGATGCGGGAACCACTGACCGAGGATGCAAGCCCATGGGCGGCGTGAATGAGCGATCCGAAAGCCGCGTGTATGCGTGCAGCCAGATCCCGGCCGAGACGCTGGACATGGTGAACCGCCCGCCGCACTACACGGGCCACCCGAGCGGGATCGAGTGCATCGACGTAACGGAGCACATGCCGTTCTGCGAGGGCAACGCGGTCAAGTACCTGTGGCGCGCTGGCAGCAAGGGCGACCGGCTGGAGAACCTGCGCAAAGCCGCATGGTACATCGCCCGCGCCATCGACCTTGAGGAGCGCCGCCGGTCCAACGCCACGGCGAGCCTCAGCGGGGCTGGCCATGAGTGACGGTTCGGCCTCCTACGGCCTCGCAATCGACGCCAAGCGCGAACGGGCGGTGAGGGCCGGCACTCTCCCGCCCATGGACGACAGGGAGCGCCGGCAGGCTCGTGAGGGCTATCGGGAGTGGAGCGCGCTGGATTGCGTGCGGGAGGTCAGCGGTGAGGGTTGAGCAGATCGGCGACGCGACGCTCCATTTGGGCGACTGCCGGGAGATCCTGCCGACGCTCGGGAAGGCCGATGCCGTCGTGACGGACCTTGAGCCAACTGATGCCGTTGTATATACTGACGGACATGGCAAATCAGCAATACGGCAACCAGAAGCGGAACCGCGAGGCGGTGGCGCTCTGGGAGAATCGGCGCTCGGAAATCGAGCGCCTTTACGTGAACGGGGATTGGTCGCAGGCGCAGCTTGCGGACCACTTCGGGGCAACGCAGCAGGGCATTGCGAAAGCGCTGAAGCGCATGGGCATCCGGCCGAAGTCGAGGGCGCGGATGGGCGAGAAGAACGGGCGCTTCAAGGACGGCACGCAGAGCACGGCATATCGGCGGATGATCGAGAAGCGCCGGTGCAACCGATGTCTCGCGACGGAGAACCTAGTGGTTCACCACGTCGACGGGGTTCACACGAACAACGTACCGGAGAATCTGGAAGTGCTCTGCTCGCCCTGCCACAGCAGCCTTCACAAACAAGAGTGGTGGGACGCAAGACGGGCCTCTCCCTCCTAACCGATCCTCCCTACGGGATTGACTACGGCCGCGCTGGCGGCTTCTCGGCCCCCCACGGGTGGGGGCAGTGGCGAGAGAACGTTGCGTGGGATCAGGAGCGACCCGCGCGCGAGATATTCGACGCTATGCTCGCCTGCACTGACGAGCAGATCATTTGGGGCGGGAACTACTTCACCGACTACCTCCCGCCGTCCATGCAGTGGCTCGTATGGGACAAGGGGCAGCGCAACTTCTCCCTAGCCGATTGCGAGTTTGCGTGGTCGAGCCAACAGAAGGCGGCCCGGATCATCAACTACGCGCGCGGGCGCGCTGTTCGTGACGGGAAAGAGCACCCGACGCAGAAGCCCGTCGAAGTCATGGAATGGTGCCTCGGCTTCCTGCCCGACGCCCGAACCATCCTAGACCCCTTCATGGGGTCCGGCACCACGGGCGTAGCCTGCGCCAAGCTCGGCCGCTCCTTCATCGGCATAGAGATCGACCCCGGCTATTTTGACATAGCCTGTCGCCGCATAGAGGATGCTTACAAGCAACCGGACTTGTTTGTCGCCCGTGAGCCTCAAGCCAAGCAGGAGGCTTTCATATGATAAAGGCCCCGGACAGCGTAGACCCGAAATACACGAAGTTCCGCAAGTGGATCGAGCGGGACATCGACGCCGCGCGTGACTGGCGCGACGAGGCGAAGGACGCATTCGACTTCTACGCCGGCCATCAGTGGGACGATCGCGACGTTGCGAAGATGACGGAGGAGAACCGCCCCGTCATCACGTTCGAGCTTGTCGGGCCGATGGTCCGCGCTGTCTCCGGCCTTCAGAGCACGAACCGGCAGCAGGTGCAGTACCACGGCCGGGGGCTTGAGGACGGCCCGAACGCCGAAATCTGGACCGAGGCCGCCCGGTGGTTCCTTGAGCAGAACGACGGGGCGGATGCCGAGGACGAGGCGTTCACGGATTGCTGCATCTGCGGCATTGGCTTCACGGAAACCCGCCTCGACTACGACCTCCACCCGGACGGCGAGCCGATGGTCGAGCGTGTGGACCCCTACGAGATGGGGTGGGACCACAACGCCCGGAAGAAGAACCTTGCGGATGCCCGTCGCATCTGGCGCGCTCGGGACATGACGCTCGGCGAGGCCAAGGAGATGTTCCCGAAGATCGCGGAGAGTAACCCGGAGCAGCTTGATGCCCGGTGGGCGCGCGATCAGGTGGACCGCCGCCATCAGGACATTCAGGACCGCTACGAGTTCGAGTTCGAGGGCGTCGATGGCGAGGACATGGCCGACGACGACGTTGTGACGCTCATTCAACTTCAATGGTGGGAAAGCCAGTCGTTCGTTGCGATGCCGGACGGCCGGAGCGTGAGCGAGGACGAGGCCCGCGAGGAAGTTGAGGGGATCGTCACGCAGCGCGTCACCGAAATGGCGGCCATGGGTGAGCCGATGCCCGAGGCGGACGCGATGGCCGAGATGACCACGCAGGCGCTCGACAGCCTGGAGCGCGTCACTAAGCGCGTCTACCGGCAGGCGTGGCTCGGCTCGGAAATCCTGGAGGAAGACGACGCGCCGTTTCAGGACGGCGGCTTTTCGTTCAAGGCGATCACCGGCTACCGGGACCAGAACGTCGGGATCTTTTACGGCATCGTGCGCGCGATGGTCGATCCGCAGCGCATGGCGAACAAATGGCTGTCGCAGACGCTGCACATCCTCAACTCGACCGCAAAGGGTGGCATCGCCGCAGAACTTGGCGCCGCCGACGATCAGAAGGCGTTCGAGCGCTCGTGGGCGAAGTCGGACAAGATCACATGGCTGGCGGAAGGGGGCATGGAGAAGATCATGCCGAAGCCGGTCAGTCAGTTCCCGTCCGGCTACTACGAGTTGATGCAGTTCGCGGTGTCGTCGGTTCGGACGGCGACGGGCATCAACCAAGAGATACAGGGGCTTCGGGAGGCGAACCAGCCCGGCATCCTTGAGGACATGCGCAAACAGCAGTCCATGACCACGCTCTCGGCTCTGTTCAAGGCGCTGACGCTCTACCGCAAGCAGCAGGGCCGGCTCATGCTGGAACTGATGCGGCAGTGGGTGCCGCCGGAGCGTCTTGCCCGGATCGTCGGCGACCGCTTCGCGCCGGAGCAGGTTCAGGCGGCGTACCAGTCCACCGCAGAGTTCGACATCGTGGTCGATGAGATGGCGACCAGCCCGAACCAGAAGACGATGGTCTGGAACATGATCTCCGGCATCTGGAGCAGCCTCCCGCCGGAGGTTCAGTCGGAGCTTTGGGAGTACGCGCCGATCCCGTCAAGCACGGCGACGCGCATTCAGCAAGCGTACCAGCAGTTCCTTGGCGGGCAGCAGGTAGCCCCGGAACAGGCGAAACTCGATCAGCAGGGACAGCGGGCCGCGATCCTCAAGGATCTGGCGCGCGCAAGGAAGGACGGGACAGGACGATGAGCCTCATGCCACCGAGAGTCGGGACGAACCGCATCGAGCCGCCGTTTGGTGGCGTGACGATTACCCCGCACGACAGCAACACGCAGGGGACCATCGCGACCGACCCGATCCATGCGTTCATGGTGAACGCGGCCGGCGACGTCGCCGTGGTGATGGCCGATGGAAGCGCCGTGACGTACTTCGATTGCGTCCTCGGCACGATTTACCCCGGCTTCATCACACGTATCAAGGCCACCGGTACCACGGCGACGTCCGTGACCGGCTTCCGGCCGAGCAAGGGCCAGTGACATGCAGGGCAGAGTGGACGCCGAACTGTACGACGACGACGAGCAACTCACCGACGACGAGCGGCTTCACCTCGGGGAGATGGGCGGCGACGCACCGCCTCCTGTCGATCCTGAGCCAGCCGAACGAGAAGCCCCGGAGGAGTCGGAAGAAGCGCCGGCCGAAGAAGGCGTCGAAGAGCAGCCCCGAGACACGGCCGAGTCCCGCCGCGTCCCCCTCCCGGAGCTTCTGAAGGAGCGGGAGCGGCGCAAGCGGGCCGAGGATGCCGTCAATCGGTTCGAGGGGCTTCTGGAGCGCCTGTCGCAGCGCAGCACCCCGGAGCAGGCGCCGGCCCCGGAGCCGCAGGTGCCGGACGTCAACTCGCAGCCGTTCGAAGCCGTGAACTGGACCATGCAGCAGGTGCAGGACATGCGCCGGCAGCAGCACGAGATGGCGGAACAGCAGCAGGTCGAACGCGAGCGGCAGCGGTTCGAGACGCAGCTTGCGGCCCACGAGAAGCAGTTCGCCGAGCAGAACGCGGACTATTACGATCGCGTCGATTTCGTCGGGAAGAACTTCGTCAGCCAGTACCGGTTCCGGGGGCACGACGAGGCGTCGGCGAAGCAGCTTGCCGCCCAGGATATGAAGGCGCTCGCCTACGACATCGCCCGGCGCGGCGTCAGCCCGGCACAGTATTTCCACCAGATGGCGACGGAAACGTTCGGCTATCAGGCCCGGCCGGCGGCACCCGTCGAGAACGGGAAGGAAACCCGCGAGCGCGGGCGCAAGGCGTTCAAGAGCCTGTCGAACGTCGATGGTTCGGCGCCGAAGGGAAAGCGGTCGCTGGAAGACCTCGCCAACATGAGCGACGAGGACTTTTCCGACTACATGACGTCGAACAAGCTGTCGGCTGAGGATATCTTGAAGGAACTCAATCGCGGCGGTTGACTTCCGCCCCTTTATAGGGGCAGCAAGGTAGCGCGCAGGGACCGCATTACGTCCCCTCGCCCCCGGCCGGGCGTACTCTGGGGCCGCCTCGCCTGAAGTCCGAGCGTAATCGGACGCGAAGTCGAAGCGCACCCCAGAGGCAACAATGGCACAGCAGACGTTTGGCGTTAACGCCCCAGAGACGGTAAAGCTCTGGTCCAAGCTCCTCATGACCGAGGTCGACAAGGCTCTCGAACTTGGTCCCATGATCGGCCGCTCCAAGGATGCGCCGATCACCCTCCTGACCGAGACGCAGAAAGAGGCCGGGGACCGCGTGCGCTGCACGATGGCCGCGCAGCTTAACGGCGTCGGCGTGTCGGAAGGCGAGACGCTGCACGGGACGGAAGAGACCCGCGCGACGTACACCGACGATGTGGTCATCAACGAGCTTTTCCATGCGGTGGACGTCATCACCGAAGGCTCGATCGACAACCAGCGCGTGATCCACAACATGCGGTCGGACGCGAAGGACGCGCTCCGGGACTGGTTCGGCACCCGCTTCTCCAACGCTTTCTTCATGCACGCCGGCGGCTATCTCGGCACGTCGATCACGGTGGAAGGCGATAGCTGGTCCCTGACCGGCGCGAGCAAGGGCAAGTACACCCTGTTCAACGACCCGATCGCCGCGACCAACATCATCCGCCCGAGCACGCACACGACCGATCAGGCGATCACGTCGTCGGACACCTTCACGCTCTCGATGATCGACCGGGCCGTGAACCTCGCGAAGACCGCGAACCCGAAGATCCGGCCCATCATGGTGAACGGCCGCCGCAAGTACGTCATGTACCTGCACCCGGATCAGGTCTACTCGCTCCGCACCACGACGGGCGAAGGGACGTGGCAGGACTTCGCCAAGCGCGGCCCGGAGCACAAGGAGCGCATCTACGACGGCGCCATCGGCGAGTATGCCGGCGTGATCCTCCGCGAGCACGAGCACGTCGCCCCCGGCTACAACGCCTCGACCAACGCCGAGATCGCCACGGTTCGCCGTGCCGTGATGGTCGGCGCCGGCTCCTGCGCCATCGCGTTCGGCAAGGGTGGCGGATACGGCCGCTACAAGTGGCGCGAGCAGGCGTCCGACTATGACCGCACGCTCGGCGTCGGTGTCGGCTGCATCGTCGGCATGAAGAAGACCCAATACAACTCGAAGGATTGGGGCGCCGTTGTCGTCTCCACCTACGCCAACGTCTAAGGAGGACGGAACATGGCAGACAGGAAGTTCGGCACGGAAGTCTCCCTCCCGGTAGTCCACTACCTCTCGCAGCGCTTCACGTTCGCGGACAACGGGACCACCTTCACGCTCGGCTACCTCCCCGAAGGGGCGGTGGTCATCGACGTCGTGGTGATCGCCCCGACCGCGTTCGACTCCGGCACGTCGGACGTTCTGATCGTCGGCTACACGGACGATGACAACGAGTTCATCGCGACGTGCGACCTTCAGGCGACCGGGCGCATCTACGACGCCACAACGATGAACGCATCGGTCGAACTGTACGACACCTCTGAGAAGAAGGTGACCTGCAAGTTCACGGCGGCGGGCACGGCGGCCACGGCCGGTGAAGCCATTGTCATCGTGACGTTCGTCCCGCGCGTGACGGCGCCTTCGTGAGCACGCTCGGCGGTCTCAAGGCCGAGATCGCCGACGATCTGGCGCGGTCTGATCTTACGACTCAGATCGCGTCGGCCATTTCCCATGCGATCCGCGTTCACCGGGGCCGCCCGTTCTGGTGGACGCGGGACCGCTCGACCACCTTCTCGACCACGGCGAGCACGGCGCAATACACATCGGCCGAAGTGGCGGCGTTCGAGAACGTCATTCGGCTGCACCACGTCCTGGTGGAGCGCAACGGCAGCAAGTCGCGTCTCCTCTGGATGCGCCAGGACGAACTTGAGATCGCGAACTCGGGCGGCAGCGAAAGCTACCCCGCTTTCTATAGCTGGCACGACGGCGCGCTCTGGCTGTCTCCGGTCCCGGACGCCGCCTACACCGTGCAGCTTTTCGCCGACATGATCGAGGCCGCCCCAGCCACGGACGCCGAGACCGGCAACCGCTGGATGACGGACTGCTATGGGCTGATCCGGGCCGAGGCGAAGCGCTACCTCGCGAAGCACGTCATGCGCGACCGCTCGCTCGACGAGGACATGCAGCAGGACGTCGTGCGCGAACTGCGGAACTTGATGCAGGAGAGCGCGCGGAAAGACACGAGCGGCACGATCGCCGTGGACGAGGACTATAGCAACCGCAGCACCCCGTACTGGCACGGCTCTTACGGGAGGCGCTGGTGAGCATCATTCCCTTCGGCAAGTGGGCACCGGACGCCTCCGACCTCGCGGGGGACGTCGTGCCCGACATCGACGGCGTTCTGCCCGGCCCGAACTGCAAACTCCCGTGGCCCGGCCCGGTGGCCGCCGCGAACCCTGTTGGCGCCACCGTCTACGGCGCGGTGTACGTGAAGGCATACACCTACGACGAGGCGTTCTGCGGGACCGCCACAGCGCTCTACAAGCTCAACAAGAGCACGCGGGTATGGGAGGACGTCACCAACGCCAGCACCACCTACAGCGCCTCCGCTGCGGCTCCATGGCGGTTCCGTGTCTACAACGGCGACGTGATCGCGGTTCATGCAGGCGCGGCGCCGCAATATTTCACGCTCGGCTCATCCACGGACTTCGACGACGTGGCGAACGCGCCGACCGGCAGTCTGGTGGAGGTGTGGGGCGACCACCTCGTCATCGGCGGCGTGACAGGCACCCGGAACCGCGTCCACGCCTCTGACATCAACGACAAGGAAACGTGGTCCCCGCTCGCGACCAACAACGCATTCTTGCAGGACTTCGCGGACGGCGGCGCCATCATGGGGCTGTCCGGCTCGCGTTCGCCTCTGATCGTGCAGGAGCGCATGTTGCGTCGTGCAACGCTCGTGGGCGGCGTGTCCAAGGTCCGGTTCGACACGCTGGCGAATGGCGTGGGTACGGACTTCGCCGACAGTGTGGTGAACTACGGGAACGGCATCTACATGCTCGGGCTCGACGGCTTCCTCCGCATCGACGAAAGCGGCGGGATCGAGCCGATCGGCCAGAACTACGTTGATGATTGGGTGCGCGACTCGGAGAGCGTCCGGGCCTCGCGGCGGATCATCGGGTGCCCGGACACGCGCCATCGCCGGGTCTATTGGGCGCTCCACTACACCTCGACGACGGTCCCTGACACGCTCATCGTCTACGACATCATGCGGCAGGAGTGGAGCAAGGCCACGCTCAACGTCTACGAACTGTTCCAGCTTCCGCTTGGGGCGCTGATCCTCGACGACATCGACACCAACCTCGACGACATCGACTATTCGTTCGACTCCCCGGACAACAACTTTTACGTGGCGGCGTTTGACTCCGACATGAAGCCGAGCACGTTCACCGGCACGCCGCTCGCCGCGACGATCTACACGAACCAGTTCCCGAAGCGCGGCGGCAACCGGACCCGGCTCCAGGGGGCGATGCCGTCGATCGACACGAACGCCGCCACGGTGACGGTGCGCAAGAAGGACCGGCGGGGCGACGCCTTCGCGGACGGCTCCACGTCGGTGGCGGTGAATGATGCCGGGTGGTGCCCGCTGCGCGACAGCGGCCGGTATTTCCGCCTCAAGATGGACGTTCCCGCCGGGACGACGTGGACCAAGGCCGAGGGCGTGGAAGCGTACACGCAGGAGGAGGGGGTCTACTGATGGCCGACATTCCGGGAGTGTGGGACGCGGAACTCGATTACCGCACGCGCAACGTCGAATGGATGCGCGACGCGGAGCGGTACATCCCGCTTGCGACCTGCGTGTTCGACGGCAGCGGGGCGACGCCGACGCCGGACGGTCGCAACGTCGCGTCGATCACGAAGAACGGCACGGGCGACTACACGCTCACGTTCGTCGATGCGATCCCGACGGATGCGTTCGCTCGGGTGTCCCTGAACGCGCTCGGGGTCGGCCATCTCCATGCGCTCGTGACGGCTTCCGTGCGGGTGAAGTGCTTCAACATCTCCGGGACGGCGACGGACTTCACGAGCGTCTTCGTCGAAGTCGTCCGGGCGGGCGGGAACTGACATGGCAGCGAACCCTTACCAGAAAAGCCCGACGCTGACGAAGAAGGCGCCGACCATGGCGCAGTCGCAGCCGGCCGGCCCGCCGACGCCAAAGCCGGGAACCATCGGGCCTTACGGGCAGATGACGCCGGGCGCCACGCCGACGAACCAGCCGGGCAATCAGCCGGCGGGCGGGGGCACGGGAGGCCGCGCCAACCCGGATCGGCGTCTCGTCAACACGGACCCAACGAACTTCTTTGCCACGGCGCTGCAGCCGATTTCGCAGCGCGCGCTTGATCTTCTCGACGGGCAGAAGGGCTTCACGCCGTTCGCAGGGGATCGCGCGGCGGATTTCTCAGGGGCGCAAACGCGCGGCATTCAGGACATTGCGCAGACGGCGAGGCAGGGAAACCCGCTTCTCCAAACGGGCATGGACTACAGCACCGGCCTTGTTCAGCAGGGGGGCATGAACCCCTACTCTGCGCAGGGCGTCAACACGATGGGGCAGGTCGCGTCCGGGCAGCAGTCGCTCGGGCAGGGCGGGCGATACGGGGCTCTGGCGAACAACCCGCTGGGGTGGCAGCAACAGGAAGCGCAGAACGAGTTCGCGCAGGTCGCGCGGGGCCGGTCGGACGTTGGCACGGGCACCTTCGACAGCGTGGCGAACAACCCGCTGGGGTGGCAGCAACAGGAAGCGCAGAACGAGTTCGCCAACGTGTCGCGCGGCCAGCAGGACGTCGGCACCGGCACCTTCGACAACATCTCCCGAAACCCGCAGTCGGTGCAGCAGTCGGCCGCACAGGGAACCTACGGCGCCGGGATGATGGGCCAACTAGGCGTCAGCGGCGGACGGTTCGACGACCTCTACCGTGGCTCCGCCGGCCCGTCGAACTCCGAAAGCAACCTCGCTGCCATGGCATCGGGGCAGTACCTCAGCGACGGCAACCCCTACGCGAACGAAGCGCTCGACCGGGCCATGAAGCTCGCACGGGCCAACATCGCATCGGACGCTTCGCTTTCGGGCCGTGCCGGTTCCGTCTACCACCAGGGGCGCCTTGCCGACGAACTCGGCTCCCTCGCCAACGAGTTTGCCCGTCAGCAGTACGAGTCCGACAAGGGCCTCATGCTCACGGCGAACCAGCAGATGGATGCGCAGGCAGGGCGGCGCTACGGCCAGCAGGCAGACGCGGCACAGCGCAGCGTGAACACGCAGACGGGCAACGTGGACCGGGTGGTGTCGTCCGCCGACCGGATGGCGGGCCTCGGGCAACAGAGCCTCGCGAACCAGATGGCGGCGGCGGGTCAGTCGGCGAACATTCAGGCCGGCAACCGCGCCGCACAGATGGCGGGCGCCTCGCAGCTTGCGAGCCTCGGGCAGCAGGGCATCAACAACCGCCTGACGGCGGCCGGGCAGTCGGCGGGCATCCAGTCGGACAACCGGGCGGCACAGATGGCCGGAGCCTCGCAACTCGCCGGCCTCGGGCAGCAGGCGTATGCCAACCAGATGTCGGCGCTGCAAAACCAGCAGGGCGTTGACCAGCAGAACATCGCGAACCGGCTTGGCGCGGCGACCGGCATGACGAACGCCGGCTTCACGGCGGCGGACGCGGCGCTCACGGCAAACAGCCAGATCCCGATGTTTGACGCCTCCCGGTATGCGGACGGCCGGGCGCTCTACGGCGTGGGCGCGCTCCAGCAGGACCAGCGCCAGCGCGAGATCGACGCCAACATGGCGCGGTGGAACGAGACGCAGGACCGGGAATGGAACCGGCTTGGCGCGGCGGCGAACATCATCACGGGCGGCGGCCTGCCGGCGAGCACGATTTCGGCGCAAAACTCGGCGTCGGCTCGCGATGCGGCAGCGCCAAGCCCGCTGATGCAGGGCCTCGGGATTGCGGGATCGGTGGCGCAGGTCGGGTCCAACCTCGGGCTGTTCGGCGGCAGTGGCGGGGGCGGGCTTGGAAGCCTGCTGCCGTCGTTCTAGGGGGCGACGATGGCGGACATCTTCGGGCGGGGGCTGGCGCCGGGCGACGTGCAGCGGGCGTATGCGCGGCAGCAGGCGTCGCAGATGATGCCGCAGGGCTCGCCGATGGACCTGCGCACGGGCGCGCAGCGGGGCATCGCGTCCGCCGCTCCGGCGCCCCAGCAAAAGGGTATCCTCGGCAGTTTGGGCGGGGCCATCGAGGGCACGCTTGGCGCCGCCACGAACCGGAACATGATGCCGTGGCTTTCCATGGCGTTCGGGCCGACCCGTCAGGCGCAGTTCGACGGCATGATGGGTGGCATCGAGTACGGCGACAAGGCGGGGCGGGACGAGGAGCGCCTTGGTCTTGAGCAGGCGGCGGACGCACGCGGCGACAAGCTGTTCAGCCTCAAGATGGAGGAGTACGAGCAGGCGCAGGCTGAGCGGGCGATGGAGTCGAAGCGGCGGCGCATGGTTGCCGAAGCGCTCCTGCCGCAGCTTCAGGGCACGGCGTTGGCCAACATGACGCCACCACAGATCGAGATGGCGTTGGGCGATCCGTCCGGGCGCTCGATGATTGAAGGCGCGCTGAAGGCGGCGAATGCCGTCAACCCGATCCAGCAGAAGTTGCAGAACGCGGAGGGTGCGCTTGGCCGACCTCTGACGCCGGAGGAGCGGCAGCGTCTCGCGATCGGCGCAAGCGGGCAGACGATCAACGTCGGGGCGGCAAAGCCGAAGGACTTCGTTGACGCGATCGAGGACGAGCGGCAGTCGGCCCAAGCCGCTCTGCAAACGGTCACGGTCACAAACGAAGCTCTGCGCCTTCTGAACACGGGCAACGTGACAACCGGCTCCCTGGCGGAAACGAGGAACGCGGCGAACAAGTTCCTTGCGCTAGTCGGCGCCCCGCCGATCACGGGCGGCAACCCGGAAGAAACCGACACCTACGTCGCTCTGCTTGGTCGCGAAGTCGCCACCGTCATCAAGGAGTTCGGCGCGGGTACGGGCCTTTCGGATGCTGACCGGGAGTATGCGGCCAAGATTTCGGCAGGCAGTATCGCAGCCGACGTCAACGCCCTCCGCAGGCTTCTGGGGCACGCGCAGACCCTCGCGGCGGCACGGGTGCAGCGCTACGAGCAGAGCATTGAGCCGTTCCTTGCACGGCCGGAAAACGACGTGTGGGGCGGCTTCCTGCGGCTGTCGCCGGGGCCGGAGCCGCTGTCGTCATCGCCGGCCGGATCGGGCGTCATCGACTTTACGGAGTTCCAGTGATGCCCGAAGTTCGTATGCCGGACGGGAAGGTGGTCCGGTTCCCGGATGAAATGCCGCGTGACCAGATCAAGGCATTCATCGCGAGCAAATACCCGGACGCCTACCAGAAGCCGCCATCGACCGGCGGGCGCTATCTTGGCGCCTTGCGGGACGGCGTTGACGCGCTTGCGGACGGGCTGACGCTCGGCGCGGGGCCGTATATTCGCGGCGCGATGCGGGGCGCCGTCACAGACCAGTCCGTCGGGGAGGGCGTTGCGACGGAGCAGACCCGGCAGGCCGAGCGGCGCGACAACCGCCCGGTTGCGAGTTTCATGAATGAGATGGCGGGCGGGGCAGCGGGCGGGCTCGGGCTGATGAGGGCGGGCGCTCTCGCGTCGGCCCATCTCGCGCCGAACGCATCACGGGGGCAGCGCCTCGGGGCCGCCGCCGCCGACGGTGCCCTTTTGGGCGAGGCATCCGGCCAACTGGAAGGGCTTGCCCCCGGTGTGGGCGGCTCCGTCGGGGCGGTGACAGGGGCGGCGGCTGACGAGATCGGCGGGCGCATCTCACGCGGCGTCGGCAACATAGCGCGCCGCCGGCAGGTCAAGGCGGCCACGCGATCCGTCGATGACATCGCGGACTCGCAGCAGGCGGCGTATGCCGGAGCGCGCAGCGAGGGCGCGTTCGTTCCGACGAGCCGGATGCAGGAGCTTGTGGGGGGCGCCCGGCAGCGATTGGCGGACGTCGCGCTAGACCGTCGCCTGAACCCGCGTCCGTACCAGTATCTTGACATTCTGGAGGAGTACGCGACGCGGCCGAACTCCGACGGGCTTGACCTGCGGACGCTGGAGAACGTCGTCAGCAACATCAAGGCGGACCTGCGCGGCCCGATGGAGGGCAGTTCCCGAAAGGCGCTCGGGGAGGTGCTGGACGTGATCGAGCAGTTCTATGAGCAGCCGTCGCGGAACTTCTTGGCGTCCGGCGATCCTGACGCGGCGATGGCATCCCTCATGCGAGGGCGCTCCGAGACCCGGCTTCTCAAGAAGGCGCAGATCATCGACGACATTTTCGAGGCGCGCCACGGCTACCTCTCCGGCGAGACGAGCGGCATTCGGAACCGCGTCGGGGCGATCCTGCGGAACAAGAAACTGCGCCGCTACTTCAACGAGGAGGAACTTGCGGCGATGAAGGGGATCGTCGATGGCGGCCCCGTCGAGAACCTTCTGCATTCGATCGGGCAGGCGGGACGGCCGGGCCTTCGCCGGCTTCTCGGCATCGGTGGGGGCTATGCCGTTGGCGGCCTTCCGGGCGCCGCCGCTGCAACCGTCGCCTCGCCCATGGCGGACGCAGCCGGAGACGCAATGCGGCTCGGGAATGCCCGGTCACTGCAAGACCTCGTGAACGCTGGGTCGCCCCCGCCGAACGTGACGCAGCAGATGCTCACGAGCCCCGGCGGACAGGCCGCCGTCCGGGCTGGCACGACGGGCGCCCTGACGACGGGCCAGATGGCGCCGCGTGAGCAATTCATGGAGCAGTGGGAGGCCGCCCGTGGGCGCCAAGGGGCGGCTCAGTGATCGCCGCAGGGCCAGACTGTCTCGGTGACGGCGGGCCACTGGAGCGTCCAACTGCCGTCCGCATTCGGCCAAGCGTAAAGCCGGAAACCGTCGAACGGCTCGTTTTCGGCAGCGCAGTCCGCCAAATCAACGCGCCACGTATCCCCATCACGGAACCATTCTCCGACGGAGAGACAGCCGACGCCGTTGGCGTAAACGACGGCATCCGTTGCGAGCAGAACGTCAGGCTCAAGGGGATGGAACAGCCCCGGATGGCACATCGTGTCGCGCATAAATGTCATCTCCAGAGCGGCGGCTTGGGCGGGGACAACAAGCGACAACAGCGCGGCAACGTACTTCATGGCATGGCTCCGGTCCGAGGATAGGCAATGGCAGGCATCTTGGACTTCTTCTCCGCGCCGTCAATCGACTGGTCGGAGCCGTTCCCGGCGGACCTAGGCGTTCCAGTGGACCACCCCGACCCGCGCGTGTCGAGTGGGTACGGGCCGCGTTCGCAGCCGACGCGGGGGGCCTCGTCGTTCCACCGGGCCTATGATGTGGTGGCCCCAGCCTCAGGTGCAATCGACGACAGCAACGCCATTGCTGCGGCGGGTGGCGTTGTTGTGGCCGCGCGGTCGCGAGGCGGGTACGGGAATACCATTGAGATCGATCACGGGAACGGGCTAGTAACCCGCTATTCCCACCTTGACCGAATGGACGTCAACGTCGGCGATGTCGTTGGGCCGGAACAAGTCATTGGCAGCGTAGGCGGAGCCATTGATGAGCCCATCTCCCAGCGCGGAACATCGACGGGCGCCCATCTGGATTTCGGCGTCTACCAAGACGGCAAGGCGATCGACCCGGCGGACGCGGGCTTCGTCCTCGGCCCTGGCGGCCGCCCGACGCTGGACTCGGTTTACTCGGCGCCCATGCTTGACGAGCGCGAGATCGGGAACATTCAGGACTACGGCTTTGGCAGGGCGGGTCGCGGCCTATCGCCGGTCCCATCCCCCGCCGCTCCGGCACAGGGCATCGCAGGCATTGCGCCCGCCCCGACGCAGGGCATCGCCGCATCCCCCGGCCCGTCCGTGATGGGAACCGCCTACAACGACACCTTCAACCTCGACACTGGCCCGGTCAGCGGCAACACCGTCGTCAACCTCCCGGAGAACGCGCCCTATCCGACGAACAACCCGGCGCAAGGGCTCATGACGGAACTCAGCCCCGAGGCGGTGTTCACGGCGGCGAACGGCGTCACCTATCGCGGCCCGGAACTCGGCCCGGCACCCGGCGCACCGCCGTCGCCCGACGAACTCGCCAGCCTGCGCGACACGTTCGATGCGTCCGCTCCTGCGGGCTTGGTGGACGAGGGCTATGCGCCGAACTACGCGAACGCGATGACGCTCGCCGACGCTTTCCGCTCAGGCGTGCCGGAGGGGCCGCGCCAGACGGATCTTGTCGGCCAGACCATGACCCACCCGGCGGCCGGCTACGCGGAGATGTACGGCCCCGTGACGCCGGGCTCCACACCGCAGTCCGTTTCGCTCACGCCCACACTCGACGCCATCGAGCAGGAGGTCACGCAAACCGCATTCGGGGACGAGCGGCGGGCGGCAAACGAACGCGCCGGACAGTTCGGCACGCGGGAGTCCATGCCGACCGCATCGCTCGCGGCACCGTCGGCTCCGGTTGCCGGCGATCTGATGGGGCAGGTGGCAGCATCGCCCGAGATGGTCGCGCCCGGTCCCGTGGCGGACATGGCGGCCCCGATGGCCCCGGCGGACCCGGCCGCAAGCCCGAGCCTCACCGCAGGCATTCAAACGGCGATGGCGCCCGCCCCGATGGCCGAGACGTTCGGCCCGACAGAGATTGCCAGCACGCCAGCCACCGCCCCGGCCTCCGCCCCGGCTCCGGTGTCCACGGGTCCGCTTGGGCCGGTCGGCTCGATCATGGACATGCCGGGCAGCGCCCCCGCCGCCCCCGCCGCTCCGGCCGTCCCTGAGCCGGACTTCATCGACGAGGCGATCCAGGTAACGACGCAGGAGATCACGGCACCGCGAGCGACGGACCTGATCGACGTTCCCGCCCCGGCACCAGCGCCGACCGGGCCGATTGCGGCACAGGAAGCCCCGGCCCCTGAGCCCATGGCGCCCGCGTTCGACACTGCACCGTCGCAGCAGGCACCCAACATGGGAGTTGCCGGCATCGCAGCCCCGTCCGTTGCCGCTCCTGCGCCGGCCATGCAGAACAACCGCTCCGTGGATGTGCTGGACCCGGCTTCGACCGTCGCACCCGGCTACGTGACCGGCCTCGCGCCGAGCGTTCGTGAGCAGGCCGAGCAGATGGGCGTCACGTCCCCGGCAGGATCGCGCATCGGGTACTCCCCGACCGGGACGGGCTTCACGTCGGTCTACAGCCACCCGGACCACTACTCGTCGATTGCGGCTACCGGGCCGGGCATCTTCGGCGCGGTGGACAAGAACTTCGATACTGACTTCGGCTCGCGGGTCGAGGACTTCCTTGCGGAGCGCGCGCAGACGGCAGCAATCGGCATGGCGGGCGGGGCGATTGCCGGGCCTCTCGGAGCCTTGGGCGCGTCCCGTGTGGGCCGTGGGATCGTGGGCGCCATGTCGGGGCAGCAGCCGACGGCGGCCTCGTCCGTCAGCACCGCAAGCAGCGGGGGCGGGTTATTCGGGGGCGGGGGCGTCTTTGGAGGCGGTTCTGGCGGCGGCTTCTTCGGCGGTGCGGACCTGAGCCGTGGCGATCCGTTCAGCGATGACTTGAGGTAAGGCCATGCCGGCACGCTCCCCTTACGAAGTGTCCCCGCTGGAACAGCGCATGGGGCTCGGGCAAGCCGCAGACCTGCCGCAGCAGCAGCAGTTCATCGGCCCCAACCCGTATGAGGCGCTTGCGACACCCCGGACGGCCGGCGACATGCGGCGTGATGCCTTCACGAACCCGGCAGCGCCGCAGCAGTTCTTGAGCGAGCGGAACCCCTACACGATGCGTGAGCGGCTTCGTGAGGGTGCGGAAATGCTGGCGTCGGCGTTCGGCATGGACGAGCGGCAAGCGTATTCCGTGGCGCGGGGGCTGATCGGCGACCCGTCGCATTCCGAGACAGCACAGCCGGGCGTTCTGGACATGACGCCGCTCGGGTCGCTCATGGGGATGCAGGAGGGCGCGCAGCAGGTCGGCGCGGGCGAGACGGGCGCGGGCGCGCTCAACATGGGGCTCGGGGCGCTGGACTTCGTTCCGGGCGCTGGCGAGGCCGCAACGGGGCTCGGGAAGATGATGGCGCCGCTGGGCGCCATGGCCGCCGGAGTGGGTCCGAAGGGCGGCCTCCGCGCCTACCACGGCTCTGCGGCGGACTTCGACGGGTTCAGCGACGCCGCGCGCGGTACAGGAGACGGACAGCAGGCATTCGGACCGGGGCACTACTTCACCGAGAGCGACGACTTGGCGAAGGATTACCGGGATCGGCTCGCGTCTCGCGATGGAACGAAAGGCCGCCTATACGAAGTAGACATCAAAGCCGGCCAAGAGCAGATGCTCGATTGGGACAAGCCGTTTAACGAGCAGCCGGCAGCAGTCCAAGGCGCGCTAAGGGACGTTGTCGCACAGACTCCACCAGATGGCGGCTTTGGGGGGAGATCTGCGGTTCGCCAAGGGCCGCTACAGGACGCGCTGCTTGACCTCGCGGAGCGCAACCTCGACTCGCTCGGGCACCTGACGCCGAGCCGAATGGTGGACAAGTTTATCGACACTCCGGGATGGCAGGAGAAATACGGCGCGAGCGACGAACTGGCTGCGCTCGTAGACAATCATGTCACCAAAGACAGAATGGCGGCTTTCATAAGGAAAGACCCGGAACGCGCCATGGACTTGCTGCGTCAGGCGGGGGTTCCCGGCATTACGTATCGCGACAATGTTTCGCAGGCGGCGAAGGACAACCCGCGAAACTACGTCGTTTTCGACGCCAAAACGATTGAGATTGTCCGAAAGTACGGGCTCGCCGGCCTGTTCGCCGGGGGCGCGGCGGCCGCAATGCTCGGCGGTGATGAGGCAGAAGCCGCCCCGCTTTCCCCCGGAGGATAACACCCCTCCCATGTTGCCCGTCTGTTCGCGCGCGCGCACGCAAGGCGTATGCAGGCGGGGGCGCGCTAATGAGCTTCTACGAATGGTCTACGACCGCAGCGACCAACCGAACCGGCGTAACTGACGTAGACTGGACCGCCGGAACGCTCGCGGCCAACCTCATCGACAACAACGTCATCGAAATGATGTCGCAGATCGCGGAGTGGGCCAAGGACATTGGCGCCTCGCAGACATCTGGCGGCACCGTTTCTGCCGTGACGCTCGCGACGAACGGCACCATCGACGCGAACCGCGACGGCCTCCTTCTTGGCTTCATCTCCGGCAACATCCCGACGGACGGCGCCACGCTCAACGTCGATACGATCGGCGCCAAGGCCCTCGTCGGCCCGTTCGGGCGGGACATCCGCGAAGGCGAGATCACCACGAACAACGCCTACCTCGTCGCTTACGACGCTTCTGCGGACGGCGGCAGTGGCGGGTGGAAGGTGCTCAATCCGACGATCAGCGATCAGGGCTTCGTGTCCGCACGCGCCTGCGGGGCAGTGGGCGACAACACCACCGACGACCTCACGGCCATTCAGAACGCGCTCGACACCACGCGCAACGTCTACCTGGAGCCGGGGACGTACTACATCACCGACGCGCTCGCGACGACGGCAACGGACCAGCGCATCGTCGGAGCGGGTGTCGGCGAGACGATCATCTCTGTCAAATCCGGGTTCTCGGGCGACGCCGATGGCGTCATCAACCTTGCCCACTGGTACACGACCG